CCGCCGGCGGCGGGACGCTGGGTCCGCTGCAGCTGCCCGCGGGCGGCTCCGGGTCCGACGACCGCTACGCGCCGGCCGTGCTGACGCAGCTGCGCGCGTCGGGGCTGCTGACGACCCAGGTGCTGGGAGTGTGGCCGCGATGGTGAAGCGCGTTCCGAACGCCCTGATGCCGCACCGCGCCCGGATCGCACCACACCTGGGCGACCGGCCGGACGGCGACGCCTGGGGCGAAGACGGACCGCAGCTGCGCTGCCAGTGGGCGCCGGCGTCGCAGGACCGGTACGTGTCGCTGGACGGCGCGGACTACCGGGTGGCCGGCCGGATCTTCCTGGACGAAGAGCCGCAGCTGCGCGCCCGCGTGCGCGTGAACATCCGCCCCGGGATCGACCTGTGGGTGGTCGGCACGAAGCTGTGGGACAACCCCCGCGTGGCCCGCTTCGCGGAAGTCGCGCTGACCGAAGCTCCCCTGACCCCGCCTACGCCGTGACGCGTGAAACCGGGCGGCATGTGAAACGGAGGCCACCATGGCGAACGTCACCATCCGGTGGAACGGGCGTGGTGCGGCAGCGGCGATCCGCGAAGGGGCGGCGCGCGGCGTGAACATGGCCGCAGAGCACCTGGCCGGCCTGGCTGCACCGCTGACGCCGTACCTGGACGGCGACCTGCTGGAGTCGCAGGACGTGCACCAGGCGACGGCGGAGACGGTGGAGCAGGGGGCGCAGGTGCAGTACGACACCGCGTACGCGAAGTACCAGCACGAAGGCGTGATGCCGGACGGATCGCACGTCATCACGAACCACTCCCACGGCCGGAACCCCGCCGCGCAGACGCACTTCCTGTCCCAGCCCCTGGCGGAGAACACGAAGGTGCTGCAAGCGATCATCGCCCAGCAGGTGAAGGCGGCACTGTCGTGACCGGGCAGTTACCCCCGGACGCCGCGCTGATCGACGGGGTGGCGCAGCTGCTGGCCGCCGCGGGCGTCGGCACGTACCACGGCATGGAGTCCGCGGACCCGTACGGCCCCGACGTCGCCTGGCCGATCATGCTGGGCCGCCTGGCGCCCGATCGCACCGGCCTGGCCGTCGTCGGCCCGACGTCGGACGCGCCCCTGGACCGCAGCAGCACCCGCTACGGCTTCCAGGTGCTGCTGCGCTGCCCTCCCACGGTGTACGCATCCTCCCGGGTCATCGCCACCGTGCGGGACGCGCTCCACGACCGCCGGCACCCGCCGATGCCGCCCGGGATCCGCTGCACGTCCATCCAGCTGCAGTCGCACGTGGCCCTGGGCCGCGTCGGCGCCTTCGACCAGCACTCCCTGAACTTCACCGCGCTGTGCGCCCGGGCATCCGCCTGGGCCGCCGGTGCGGCCTACTGACCCCCCGCGCCTGCGGGTGGACCATGCGCCGGGATCTTCCGGCCGAACCTGAGAGGAAGCACACATGGCGGGGACGACCTTCGCAGACGTGCAGCCCACGGCCGGCGACCAGGCCGGCACCTACGAATGGCTGTGGGACATCGCCGCGCCCAGCGCGACGACGCCCACTACCTGGGTGAACGTGCCGGACATCACCGGCCTGACTCCGACGCCTGCGCCGAAGTTTAAGGACGGCACGACCTACGCGAACAAGGGCAACACGTCGCAGTCGAAGACCGGTGAGGACTTCACGATGACGGTGAGCGTCAAGGGCGTGAAGGACACGGAGGGGGAGTTCCAGCCGGAACTGCTCATCCTGTTCGCCGCGGCCGACTCCAAGGGCGCGGCCAACATCATCCACTACCGCTACTACCACGCCACGTCGGCGTCCCTGGCCTACCAGGGCACGGCGTCGGTGCAGTGGGCGCGGGACAACACGGGGAACGACGACCTGGAGATGTTCGGCATGACGCTGACCGGCCAGGGCGACCGCGTGAAGATCACGAACCCGGGCCTGGCCGCCTAGACCCGGGGGAGACTGGCGGCCTGATCGGAACAGGAAGGACACGCACGTGAAGATCACCGCGCAGGAGAGAGGCCGCCGCCTACACATCACCGTGGGGGGCCGTGAGGACGGCATGGACGAAGCGGAAGCTGCTGCAGCTGACGCCGACGCCGTGCACATCACGGTCCCCCCGGTGTCGGCGGCGGTGGGCATGAGGATCTGGAGTCTGTACTCCGGGATCATGTTTAACGAAGTGGAGGCCGACGCGGAGCAGGACGCCGCGGAACTGGTCGGCATGGCGACGGGCGCCTACGCCGCCCCGGACGCCCCGGACGACGTGAAGGCCGCCGCCGCGGCGCAGCAGGCCCTGCTGGACCAGCTGCGCTGGGAAGAGGCCAACACGGTGTCGGAACTGGCGATCTACTGGAACGTGCAGGGCGGCGGGATCGACGCGGCACTGGCCCGCATCCAGGACGGCAACCCAAAAGCCCAGGAGATTCTGACGCGCCGAAACGGAGTGTGGGGGGTCCTGTCACGGTTGCGGACACTGCGCGATTCGGACATGGAAGCCCTGACCCGAGAACTGGCCGATACCCCCGATACGTCTATCCCCGCTGGTGGCTAGACGCGATCCAGCGTGGTGAGGATCCCCGCCTGGCGGATCCGGCCCTGAAGCTCCAGGGCGGCGCGTCAGCTGCGCAGCCAGGCATCACCGAACGCGACTACTGGGGCGCCGTCATCCGGCGCTGGCGCGGCGCGGTCGCGCTGGACCTGCACCAGTTCTACGGGATGGACGACGGCGCGCCCGGATTCTGGGACGCGCCGTTCTGGCGTCTCCGTGACCGGATCGACGGCCTGCTGGACCTGCCGGAGTCGCGGCTGTTCCACATCGTGGCGGAGGCGGTGAAGCAGCAGCAGAAGCACGACGAAGGCGCCGCCGGCGCCGCGTAGACGGCCCGGGAGGCACACGCATGGCGTACGACGTCGGAGAACTGGTCGCCACCATCAAGGCGGCCGGCTTCCAGGCCCTGGAGGCAGGACTGACCAGCGCGGAAACGCGCTTCAGGTCCACGGGCCGCACAGCCCAGTCGTCCATGACGGCGGTGGAGAACAGCGCGAAGGGCGCTACGGCAGCGGTCAAGTCTCAGGGCGACGCCGCGGCCACTGCCGGCACGAAGGGCGCCGCCGCGGCGCGCAGCCAGAAGGCCGCCACAGACGCCAGCGCCGCGTCCACGCAGAAGCAGGCCGGCGCCTCCCGTACGGCCGGCAGCGCAGCGCAGGACGCCGGAGCGAAGGGTGCGAAGGCCGGCGCCGACACCGCGGCCGGCGCGGATAAGGCGTCGGACCGGCTGCAGAAGCAGGCAGCCGCCGCCCGCACGGTCGGGGAGTCGATCACCGCCGTGGGTGCGGCGGCCCTGGCTGCCTTCACCGGCGCCGCGGTCACCAGCGCCGGCTTCGACCAGCGCATGGCCCAGCTGCAGACGCTGGGGAAGTACGGCAGCCAGAGCATGGACCAGGCGCGGCAGGCCGCGCTCACTGCGGGGACGCAGTACGGCCTGACCGCCGACCAGGTGGCGGATGCGCAGATCGAACTGCAGAAGGCCGGCACCGGGCTGACGGACCAGCTGGGTGGCGCGCTCCCGGGCGCGCTGACCCTGGCGGCGTCCGGTCAGCTGGACGTGGCGGACGCTACGTCGATCGCGGTCACCGCCATGACGCAGTTCCACCTGGCGGCCGATCAGACGTCGCACGTCGCGGACCTGCTGGCGGCCGGCTCCGATAAGGCGCTGGGCTCCGTGGGCGACCTGGGCATGGCGCTGAAGCAGGGCGGCCTGGTCGCGTCGCAGTACGGCTGGTCGCTGGAAGAGACGACCGGCGTGCTGTCCGCCTTCGCGCAGGCGGGCCTGGTCGGCTCCGACGCCGGCACGTCGCTGAAGACGGCGCTGCTGCAGCTGGCGACGCCGACCCAGCAGCAGGCCGCGCTGATGAAGCAGTACAACCTGCAGCTGTACGACAGCCAGGGCCACTTCGTGTCCGCGGCGAACCTGGCCGGCCAGCTGCAGTCGTCCTTCCAGGGCGTGGACGACCAGTCCCGCAACATGGCGCTGGGCGTCCTCTTCGGCTCCGACGCCGTGCGCGCGGCCAACATCCTGTTCGACCAGGGCAAGTCCGGGATCCAGGACTGGACGTCGAAGGTCAATGAGGCCGGCTTCGCCGCGCAGCAGGCCGGCGGGAAGCAGAACAGCCTGGCCGGCGACGCCACGAAGCTGTCCGCCGCGTTCCAGAACGACCTGATCCGGGCCGGCGAAGCCGTCACCCCGGTGCTGCGCGGGATCACGCAGGGTGCGTCCGCGCTGCTGGGCGTCGTCGGGGACATCCCGCAGCCGATCCTGGCGGCCGGCGTCGCGCTCACCGCGATAGGCGGCGCGGCCGCTGTCGGTGGCGGCGGGCTGCTGGTCCTGGCCCCCCGGATCCTGGACACGGTGAACGCGGTGCAGCAGCTGCGCCCCGTCGTGGCGAAGGCCGCAGCCAGCGACATCCCCGTGCTGTCCCGGTCGCTGCGCGCCGGCGGTGCCGCAGCTGGCGTGTTCGGCCGCGGCGTCGGTGCCGCGGCGTCGATCCTCACCGGCCCGTGGGGGCTGGCTATCGCAGCCGGCGGGCTGGCGCTCACCGCCTGGCAGACGGCGGTGGACAACGCGAAGGCCAGCACCGACACCCTGGACGCCGCGGCGTCCCGCGGTGCGGACGGTGTGTCCAAGCTGGTGGCCGCCGCGGCGCAGGGCCAGAACGCGTCCAAGGGCATCTTCGCCTGGCTGGAGTCCGGCGGGATCTTCGGCGGCAACGGCGACGTGGAGACGGGCGTACTGGACGACCTGTCCGCGAAGCTGGAGCGGATCCAGGACCTGACGGCGAACCCCCTCAAGGGATTCTTCGAAGGGGACAACCGGCTGGGTGCGACCCGCGACACCATCGAGCAGATCGGCAAGACGCTGGCCGACGTGTCGAACACGGACGCGCCGAAGGCGGCGCAGGCGTTCGAAGCCCTAGGCCAGCAGTACCACCTGAACGCGGACGGGATGCAGCGGCTGCTGCAGTTCATGCCGGAGTACGGGAAGGCCCTGGAGACGGAGGCCACCGCGCAGGGCCGGCTGACCGGGAAGGAAACGGACAGCCAGAAGTCCAAGATCCTGCTGGCCCAGGCGACCCGCGACGCGAAGACGGCCGGCGACGACCAGGCGTCCACCGCTGCAGCGCAGGCGTCCGCTATCGGGCAGATCCAGGGCAGCGCCGCGGCGGCGTCGGAGTCCGTGTCGCAGCTGGCTACGGACATCAAGGGGCTGGGCTCCGCGACCCTGGACGCCCGGTCCGCGCAGCGCGATCTGGAGCAGGCGGTGGACGACGCCGCGACCCAGTTCGGGAAGGGGTCGCACAGCCTGGACATCAGCACCCAGGCGGGGCGCGACAACCAGGCCGCCATGGACAAGATCGCGCAGGCGGCGACGAACGCAGCTGCGGCGACCTACGCCCAGACGGGCAGCATCGACGCGGCGACGGCCTCCATGAAGGACAGCCGTAAGCAGTTCATCGACTCCGTGGCGCCGATCCTGGGCAGCCGGGACGCGGCCCGGAAGCTGGCTGACCAGCTGGACCTGATCCCGAAGGACGTCGAAGTGCTGGTGAAGGCCCGCACGGGCGACGCCGCCGACGACATCGCAGCCCTGGCCGCGAAGGTGAACGCCGTTCCCCGGTACTTCCTGATCCACCCGGAAGTGACCGCCCCGACCGGCAGCGCCGGGTCCGGGGACGGGTCGTTCCTGCTGAAGAAGGCGGGCGGCGGCGCGATCCGCGGTGGGCGCGCGGGGATCGACTCCGTGCCGATCATGGCGATGCCCGATGAGCACATGTGGACCCGCACCGAAGTGCGCGCGGCCGGCGGTCACCAGGCCGTGCAGCGGATCCGCACCGCGGCGCTGGCCGGCACGCTGGGCGGGTACGCCTCCGGTGGTGCGATCGGTGAGGCCGCGACCGCGCGGCAGAAGGCGCAGGATCAGATCACCCGGCTGGCCGCGCAGATCACGCGCCAGCAGAAGGCCGTGAAGCGCGCGCGCACGGAGTCGAACACCGCGGATAAGGCGTACAAGCGGGCGCAGGACGCGCAGGCCGCGATCTACGGGAAGGGCACGGCCGATGCGAAGCACCAGGCGGTGCTGGACACCCGGGAGGCGAAGAAGGCCGCAGACGCTGCCGCGAAGGACCAGAAGGCGGCGGAGGACCGTCTGGCGGACCTGAAGAAGCAGAAGGACACCGCGACCCAGACGAAGACGGACCAGACCGACCGGGGCACGTCGCTGGGTCAGACGGTGGAGGATCTGGGCACCAGCTACAGCCGCGGGGAGTACACCGACCCGTCCAACCCCTTCAGCGCGGTGGACCTGGCGTTCCAGCAGTCCCGGAACAGCGACCTGTCCGCCTCCGCCCGGA